CTCCAGTATTAAGATAATTTCTTAAAACTCGAGAGATAAGATTAGGTTTCATTCAGTTGATATTTCGACCGAAGAAAGCTAATGGTTTATCCCTTTCATTTATTAAAGATAATACATCTGTTAATGAAATGATTCCATTTTGGAATAACTGAGTTAAATATCCTACCATAGGATATATACGATCGACAGTTTTATCTGCCTTTCGTCTATTTCCTATTGTAAGTATTTTAAACAGGTCTTTACCTCACTTACTTCTAATCAAACGTGTAGTTACCGCCAATCTTCCAAAGAAATTATCAGAAGTCAATAATTCTTTGAAAGGAAGGGCTGATACATCTACACCGCCAACAGAAGTTCGCTTAGCAAATTCAAGGACAGGGCGATCTTGTGACACTATCGATTTAGATAAGTTAATAGATACTCCTAACTCTTTACAGAGTAAAAGGTACCTATCAGCTACATCCTTATCAAAAAGTGCAAGATCATCACCCAGTACAATATAATCCTTATACCATTGACCAGGAGAAACTTTACCCAAATGGACAGCTATAAATTGAATCATCATATGATGCATCAAATTAAGCATAGCCCACGAAGATAAAGCCCCCATAGGTTGACCCACTGAATACCGAACTACTTGTTCAGGTATACCGTACTTGTTTTTCTCTATCGAATAATCTCTAGAGACAAGTATCTCCTTCCAAATATAACCAATTGAATTTCCAAAAAGAGAATTCAATATGGCAACTTGAGAAGAGATAGGTAATCTATCAGTCGCAGATGAAAGATCAAATCCGTAAGAACAAGAGTATTTTGTACTCAGTTCTTGAGCGTATTTGACTCCACGATCCTGGTCGTGAGTGCAATCGTTAGGAATTAACTTAAAGAGAGCGAAGAGAGAATTGTGTAAAGGTTCTAACAATGATTGAGTTATTACATCAACCATCGCAAAAACCCTTAACTTTCCTGCTGCTTCCTCCTTGAAGGATAATTTTCCAATTGCACCAACATTCATGGATTTAGATATATTGAACTTATCGAAGATATGTTCTATATTCCTAAATAGAATTTTGATATTCTCAGATTTAGTTATATCCACTCACATACTTTTATACTCTTATATAGGTAGAGAGTTTAGTGATTTATTAGTTGTTTGTAGTTGACTATAACTTTTT